TCAGCTAATCAGCTAGTCGGCGCGCAGCAAAAAAACGGCGAGGCCCGCGCCTCGCCGTTTTCAATTCCATTGACCACAACTTCACGCGCTCTTTGCCGCCTGTAACGCGTGATACTTCGCCATCAGGCCCTCCGGCGTTTCCAGATGCTCGGGATCGCGCGGAATGCACTCGACGGGACACACCTGAATGCACTGCGGCTCGTCGAAATGGCCGACGCACTCCGTGCACTTTTTCGGGTCGATCGCATAGATTTCCGGGCCCATCGAAATCGCGTCGTTCGGGCACTCTGGCTCACACACGTCGCAATTGATGCACTCGGACGTTATCATTAGCGCCACTCTACCACCTACTTTCCCTTACTTTTCAATAACTTAGCTGAGTCTGTCGGACGGTGAGTTGTCACGATTTCAGACGATCCGCACAAAATGCTCGACCTCTGTTGCACTGTGCTTGCACAAGTTGCACAGCGAATCGCCTGTGCTAACAAGTGCGCAACCTGCTACGCATGCGGTTCTCGCAAGGTACACAGTGCTAGCCATCTGATAGCACGAAGGTGGCAAGGCATCAAGCTTACAGTGAATTTCGACATTCTGCCGGACCCGCTGTAAGCTCTGACCCATAACAAAAATAATAAGGGTCAAAATGACAACAACAATCACGCCCAAAGACCGTGGCAACTACCACACGCAAAAGGGACACGCTAAACGCCGAGGCGTCCCGTTCAAGCTTACGTTGGAAGAATGGTTCGACTGGTGGCAGTCCACCGGCCATTACCATGAGCGAGGGCGCACGAAAGACTGCTACGTTATGGCACGGCATAACGACACCGGGCCGTACGAGCTAGGGAACATCTACTGCTGCACGGTTGCGGAAAATGCGCGGACGAGCAACAAGCTCAATCCGCGGAAGATAAGCAAGAAGACGCGCGATGCCGCTACCGCCGCCAATACTGGCCGGACACATAGCAAGGCATCGCGGGATAAGATGAGCGCGAGCCAGAGTAAATGGACTCGGAAACCCGCGCAGTTTAAAAAGATGGTTGCGACTAGACAGGCGCGACCAAGTTCGACGTAAGACCGTTCTTTGAACGTGCGCGGTTGAGACGTGTTCTTGCTGCACTCATTTTCGCGCGTGTTTCGGGCGAAAATGTTCGCGTTCTTCCTTTAGAAGCGTCACTCATCTTTTTGAGTGTTTCTGCCGAAAATTTCCTGCCCGTAAGAGCTTTGCTAATCTTCGCTTTAGTGTCTGCGGATTGGTTACGCTTCGCTGCGCTCATTCTTTCCCGAGTTTCAGCGCTGCATTTGAATCCCTTAGGGCGCCCTGCCTTCTTTGCTGGGGTGACAGAATTAGCGCTCATGCTGCACCTACCGCTTGCTTGCCTACCACGCGACCAAACGGTTCACTATGCTGGTCCTTGTGTTCAAACCGGAGCTTGAACTGTTTCACGTTTCCGGGATCGACCATTACGCAAGAGACTATGTATTGCCCGCCGGTCCAACTTTCGTACCAACCTACGCCGCAACCTTCTTCCGTCTCTCTTGCTTGGTCAACAGTGTTGTTCCAGAAATCGGTAAGGTCGGCGTGAAGTGCTCTCGCTGCAAACTGACCTTCGGATTCGAAGTTGCTGTCGTCCCCAAAGGGAAACCCCGCGACGAATTCGTGTTTATGCTTGTTGCCAACCCATCTTGTGAGTATTGAATTAAAAACGCCCATTGTCTTTCCTAAAAGTGTGAGTTAATCCCTGCCCCGAAAACTGGCATGGGTGGTACCGCATCACCGGAAGGACTAGCGAACAGCGTGTCAGATTGGCGCTTCGTAAAACGCGAATATGGCACGCTGCTCGGCTATCGTTCCGGCGTAATGGTTGGTTGCTGCTTACATAGGTTCTGCATTTCAGGTGTCTCAGTGGTTGCTGTAGGCATTCAAAACTGAATGCGCGGGGTGCTGCTGTATTACGTTAAAAATCGGGCCAGTTGGGCAGGAAGTCTTTGATCGGTATTTCCGAGAAAGCCAGTTTGAAATAAACGTCTGATGCTTCGTCTGGAATTTTTACAATCAGAGCCGTATAGCCGTCGTCGTCACGGAAAAATTGATTGAACCGACTATTGAATCTCCAGCAACTCGCCTCTCTTTCCAGACGTGGTGCTTTAGTCCGCGGTTTATCTGGAAACTGCTCTCTCCACCACGAGTCGATATGGTCGAACAGCGCGATCAAGATTGGATTGACCTTGCCAGTCAGAGCTTCCGCGTGCGTTGATTCAAAACGAACGATAAAACTACTGTACGCGCCCTTTCTACTGCGCGGGATGTAAGCCCACGGTAAATCGATTTTCATTGCTTCTCCGGATTATTAATGAACGTTGAGCCGCGCCACCGGCTCTCGCTTGCGTCGTGAAGCGAGAACGAGATAATAGCCACGCTTAAAATCCGGTTCAATAATAAAATGATTATTTCGAGGGGGCTTGACGTATTTTAACCATTATGGTAGTCCACACACACGAGACTTCCTTTAATATCAAGGTTCTCCGGCTTTGCAAATGAATAGGGGCCGGTTATAACCGGCCCCTCGTGTGTTGCATAAATGCGACAGTTAATACATCCCCGGAATCAGATACCCGGGATTCATCGGGCCGCCCGCACCCGGCGTGAAGTTTGACGAGCTACCGAGTCCGGTCATCGGGTTCTGCATCGAGTTGCCCATCATGTTCGTCAGCAAGTTTTGATACGAGCTTGTAGATGTCGGCAAAGCATTCGCGCCCGGCATTGTCATCATTGACGTAGCTGGATTGCTCATCATCGGCAACGCTGTCGGAATCGGCATTGCGTTAGCGCGACCGCGACCAGCGACCGGCGAGCGTGCCGTAGGTTGAGCAATGGTGGTTTGGCCACCACCGTTCATTCCACCGGCTAACTGGCCTGCTGAATTCGCCTTCTGCGCTGCTGAAATCCACTTTGACGCAGTGCCCAACGCAGGGCTGTTGAAGATGCCACCCATCGTTGAACCCGCACCTGTCCCATAACCTATCGCGCCAGTGCCATCCACAACGCCAGACATACCACCACCGAGTGCGCCAGACGATGTGCCGGTCATCCCACCACCGGGCAGCAAACCGCTGTATAGGCCCGTTGGTGCGTCACCCAACGCGGAACCGTAAGCTGAAGGCATTGTGAAACCACCACTAGTACCCACAGTGCCAGTCAAACCAGAATCACCGTACGCCGCAGCGCCGTGAAGGAAGCCAGAAAAGCCTGTACCTGCCTGCCCTGCACCGGCTCCAATACTTGAACCGATTCCGTTACCGACACCACTGAAACCAACGGTCGTTGCCCCCAGTCCGCCAGCAGCACCGGCAGCGGCACCAAGACCGCCGGTTGCGCCGACCGTTGTTCCTGCTGTTGCGGCTAGCGTCCCTGAACCCAAAGCGGTTCCTGCCGTGCCCGAAAGCAGACCTGAACCCAAACCAACAGCGGTACCCGCGTCCGCAGCACCAGCGCCAATTGCAGCGGCAGTACCGGCATCAGCGGCACCAACTCCTCCCGCTGATGCTCCTGCGCCTGCTGCGCCGCCACCCCCTGCCAATGCGCCATCGAGAGCACCACCTGAAAAGATAGAGCCAACAACAAGGCCGATTGTGTCGGCTGGCTTCGCTTCCGCAATGTCTCCGATCTGATCAATGATCGGAATTTTCCGAAGCGGGTTAATGGCTTTGTCTATCTTGCCTAGCCCCTGTGTGATCGGTGCAAGAGCTTCGTTCGTCCAACGAGGTATATCCTTGCTCGTCAAGTCCGCCCATTTACCACCTGTCACCCAAGACAATGGGTCGGTGTACTTTTGAATCGGCTCCATCAACGCTCCGATTGGAGAGTCGTGGTTCGTTGGGTCTAATGTATTTCCTAGTGATCCCATATCTCGTCCTTAATTGTTAGCGATCTTCATCACGTAGCAGAGCGCGTAATAAGGCGGGATCACCGTGAACGCAGCACCAGAACCGGTGTTATTGATGCTGATGCCAGTACTCGCACCGTAAATGCCGATACCTGTACCGGCACCATAGATGCCGATACCTGTCGTCGCCGCATCATTGCGGGTGTTATAGCGAAAACCAGTGCCCCCTGAGCCAAGCATGAACTGTCCGTCACCGCTTGTGACGTAGCTTTGGCTTCCGCTAAAAATGCTGTGAGAGTGACCCGGGTCATAAACGCCGTGAGCGTGACCGGGGTCGGCCACACCGTGAGCATGGCCGGGGTCATATACGCCGTGACTGTGTACTGGCATGTTAGCGACTGACAGTGTGTAGCTAGTAGTACCACCTGTGGCACCGGGTGCGTAAGCGCCACCGGCACCAATAACGAATTGGTTCACGAGATTGGGTGTGCCGTTTTGACCGTTACACAGCGCCCAGTTTGAGCCCCACACCGAAGGGATATTCGCTACTGCGCCTGAGTAAAGCATGATCGCGCCGATAGGCAGATACGCTTTGAGCTGGCTCATGTTCACGGCATCGGTGTTCGCTGTACCTGCTGCCAGATTGTTGATCTGGTAGCTGTTCATCGAAAAGGCGGCGATCGGACTAATCGCCGACATATTTGCAGTCTGCGCGATGAATGCAGCATGGGCTTGCAAATATAGCGAAGCGTTGTTCCCGATCGGCTCGACACCAGCAGGGCCATTCAAGCTCGCTGTGGTGCTAAGTTGAGATATAGAGGTAGGTACAGACATTATAGGTATCCTGAGGAAGCGAGAGACGACAACAAACCAACACCGGCAGTACCGGCTCCTACTGCTAGCCCCAACGGATTCGCTGATTGTGTTGAACTTGTGACACCTTGAGCACCATTACCCAACGCGCCACTGAGAGCAGACTGCTCAATACCAAGTTGCTCATACGGTGACATAGCGCCCTGATACCAAGTCTGGTACGCAGCGTTGTCCGCATTCTGTGCAGCAGTTTGCTGTGCCGTACCGCCTGTGTATGCCGCATTAAGCTGGTTGATCGTGGATGCATCGAAACTCGGAGCCATACCAGCAGCAGTAAGCGCACGAGCTTGCGAGGTGTTGTAGTTGTTACTATTTAAGCTAGCTGCTTGCAATCCTGCTGACTGGTTAGCGAGGCTCGCTTGTGTTCCCAGCGTCGCGTTTGTGTTTGCCGCTTGCGCCGCTGTGTTGTACGCGTTGCTGTACAAAGCTGCAGAGTTGTTAGCCAGTGCGTTAGCAAGCGTTTTGTTCTGATCGTTGACCGCGTTTTGATACGCGCTACCGCCGAAAGCACCGCTACCTGCAAACTGAGAATTCAAGTTCATAGCGCCCTGATTGAACGCTTGCTGTGTCTGCTGGTTCGCCGCACTAACTTGCTGCGCGACGTATGGATTACTCATCGACGCGTATGGATTCTGCGAAGCCTGCGCTTGCTGGGCGGTGTAGGAACCGTAGTTATTGCCGCCGTTGTTTGCCATGTTGGACACGGCACCACTGACCTGACCCGTCACCCCGCCGCTATTGGCAAGATTGCTCATGCCTTGAATAGCGTTGTTCTGGGTGTCGTTCATTCCAGCATACGTTTGGCCGGAGTACTGCGGAACAGACTGATTAGATAGCGCCGTGCCCTTGTTCAGAATGTCCTGAGCAGTGCCTTGCGCGTATCCTGGAAGCTCTTGCGTCGTAGTTGAGTTACCACCACCACTGCCACCACTTGAGCCGCAGGGAACAAAGCCCTGTGCTTTTCGTTTGAATACAAAGAATGACATCTTCTTTCCCTTATTATTTTTATTCTTTTGGGATTACTTCTGGTACTTCTACAATCAGCGCTTCTTGCTTGGGTTGCCCGCGATTTGACCGCCTGCTATTGCTCCCAACAAACCACCTGTCTGCTTGATACCCTTCACCTTACTTAGCAAGTTCTCGTTGATCGCCTGCTTCGCCTTGTCCGCAGTGTCAACAGCGTGCATTGCGTCAGCTAGTCGCGTTGGATTCAGCAACAGCTTTTCCATCGCATCGCGGTTAGCTGCTGTCTTAGCTGCCAAAGCTGCGTCAGTTTCGCCACCTAACGCTTTACCTACGACAGTAGCGGCCTTGGTTGCAACTTTGTCCATTAGCCAATCTGCTGCCATTGCGCCTACGGCACCACCATGACCGAAGCCAACGACAGAACCCAATGGACCCAACGCAGTACGCGCCATACGTTGACCACCTTCGCCCATGATTGCATTGCCAAGACCTTTACCGCGTTCTGCTGCAATCAGGTTTTCGAATCCTTCACGCTTCGCAAAGTTGCTGGCTGTGTCGGAACCCGCAACCTTTTCGGTGCGGTTCGCAAAGCGTTCGTGGTTTTCGCGTACCGCATTTAGTCTAGCTACGTTCTCTGGCGAGTAATCCGCCGTGCTGTTTGCAAGGTGCTTTGTGTCTTGCCATGTTGCGTTGCCGTCTGTACGCGTGTCGAAGCGCTTTACCAAGTTGTTATAGTTCTCTTGATGCGCGATTGCTTGCGTACCTGCTTGCTGATCGGCATAGAACTGGCGGTAAGCTGGTGAGTTAGCTTCCAAGTGCTGTTGAAGCGCCGCAGCAGCAACAGGATCACGCTCCGCAGCTTGGCGCATGTAGTTGTATGAATCGCCTTGCAATCCCTCTGCATGAACACGGCCCATCATTGCAACTGCGTCGTCACGCATCTGGCGCAGTTGGGACAGCTTTGCCGCTGACACCAGCTTTGCGGGATCGTGCGGGTTGTTGTTAGCCATGCCTGCTTCGATCTTCTTGATAGTCGCGTCAAGCTGACGTACATTTAAACGACCAGCAGCATCTACCATGTTCGGATGGGTCAAGAACTGCGACTCGGCCATCTGATCGGACTGACGTGCATACTCCATGTTCGCTTGCTTGAAGCCCGGTACACGACGTTCAAGTAGATCGTTAAGCTCATTACGCAATCCAATGTAAGTACCGCGCATCCACTTGTCAGCAGACGCCATACTTTGCGGATTGCCCATTGCTTGAATGTGGTCGTCCAGATACATCTTCGCTAGGTTCAAGTCCTGTGGAGAAATTGAACGCGCGTATGTATTGCCGTCTGGACTTACCGATGGCAAATCGCGGATAACAGGTGTGTCGTCGCGAGCATTCAGCTTGTAGCGTTCCACATTCTGCATTGCGTTCTGCATTGCCGGTGTGTTCAGCAAGTCGGCCAAGTTGCGGTCAACAGCCAATGGCGGAGCAGCATTAAGAGCATTTTCGTACATTGGTGATGTTGTGAACGCACGGTTAGTCTCGAATGCTGCCGTCTTGCTAGCATCACCACCTATGCCGTTTTGCCATGCGTCTACTAGCGCATTGTTCGGTGCATCGAACGCTTGCTGTATAGCATTGACACCATCGTTTTGTGCTGCCGTATTCGCACGGTTCAAAGTGCGTTGCACTGCTGGCGCATCAAACAGACCGCCGGGACCAGCATCAGCAGCGGAAACAGGTGGCATCTGTGCGTTGCCCTGCGCTGCTGTTGCGTCTTGGGCTTGTTGGAAGCTGTCGCGCATTGCCTGCACGTCCGCATCGCTCGTTGCACCCTGACGCAGGAAGTCTGTGTTCGCGCTTGCATTCGCATTCGCACGCGCAGCAAGACCGGCATTGTTATCGCTTTTGTCCAGACCCTGTTGAATGGCTTGGATAGTTGGATTGTCCGTAGCTTCTGCTGCTGTGCGCTGATAACCAGGAACAGCGCTGTTTGCGTTGGCTTTCATCTCTGCTGCTAATGTCTGGGCGTTCTGCGGTGAAGCATCCGCATTTACTGCGCCAGCAACCTTGGCGGCCATGCTCTTTTCGGCAGCATTGAACGCACCGCCTGTAGCTGCGCCTGCTTGTGTAGCTGCGTCATCAGCAGCATTCAGAGCAGCCTTTGTACCAAGCTTCGCTGCAACGATTGGCTTGATTACGGTGCCCGCACCGGCCAACGGAACAGCAGCAACAGAACCACCCAATGCGCTACCAAGTGCCTGACCGGGTGTTGCACCGTTCTGCAATGCAGTTGCGCCTGTTTGCAGACCTGAACCCAAGATCAGTTTTGCAGCAGGACCGGTAACGCCCAACGCTTCAGGTGCGGCAGCAGCCAAAGCGACGTTTTGAACCATGTTGCCCGCGGAGTTACCAGCACCGAACGCCTGCGGATTAGCAGAGCCAGCAGTGATAGCGCGGTTACTTGCATCCTGTTGCAACGCCTGTTGCTGTTGCGCTGTTGCAAACGGACTCGCATTTGCCTGAGCGGCAATACCTTGACCCAAGTTGTTCAGCAACGACGCACCCACGCCTTTAGCGTAATCCATTGGGTGCTGATATGCTTGCGATAAGTTACCTGCGACACCGTTATAGACGCCAGCCGCTGTGTCGATCGGATGCATTACAGCATGTGCAACACCACCTAACGTATTGGTCAACCCGTCTACTGTGTCATTGACAAAGCCTTTGCTCTGGGATGCTGCCCCGTTCTGCTTAACGAAATCTTGAACAGACGGAGCGCCACTTGATACTGATGGTTCTGTTGAAGATGACGCAGGAGCCGAACCCGCTTGCTTCACAAACTGTGCAACGTCTGGCAAGTTGCTCGTTGGTTGGTCTTGCGTCGCCGCGTTTGCGCTAGTTGAGCCTGACAATGCGCCAAGCGCTTTTGTTGCCATGTTGGCCGCGCTTGATACCTTGTTCACGTAGTTGCCGTCTTGCGCGTAGCCGCCTTGTTTCAGCGCGGTAGCGAACGTTGTTGGGTCTTTCGCTCCAACTGCTTTCGGGTACTGCTTCTGGATCAAGTTGACGTAAGCATTCGAAAAGTCCATTGGATTGTCGAACTGCTGATATGCGTCTGTGCTGCCTGTCGCGTTATCTTTCGCGGATACACCGGGACCAGTTGCAGATGTAGACTTGATGTTGCCCAGATTGTTCGTACCGGGAATAACGCTCTTGCCCCATGCTGTTTCAAGACCCCATTGGCCTGCAATGGCTGACGCTGGTACGTTCAACTTGCTTGCTGCGTTCTGGATAGCATCGCTGTACTGTGAGGCGAAGCCAGACGGGCTATAGTCAGTCTGTGGGGATTGGTTGGATGTACCGCCCCATGTAATCCCTGAACTACCAGCACCTGAACTATCATCAGCAGGTGCGCCGCCCCATGTAATACCGTCAGCCATTATTGACCTCCATTGCGCATGTTAGATGGCAGCAAAACGCCTTGCTTACGCAGATATGCAATGTCGGATGGCTTCGAATATGCGAGCGCTTGGTTGATCTGCGCTTGTGATTTACCGTCTGCCCACTGTGGGTTAATCAGTGGTGGATCCCAGTTGACTAGCTTTTTCGTGGCCGCATCTGCCGCCTGCTGTACCGTCGTATCTTTTGGCAAATTCATAGTTTGCCCAGCGACGGTAATCGTTGTTGCTTTCTTCAAAGGCGTTTCCATACCGCCGTTTTGTGCTACGAATGCCGCGCGTGTTTCGTTGTCAACACTGTCGTAATCCGCTTTAGACTTCATAAACGCTGTTGCACGGATCATTTGCTCAGGCGTTGCTGTGCTTGGATCGGTTACTGTCTTCTCCATCTGCTGCAAGAAGTTTTGATCCATACGTGAGCCTGATGGCAATGCGCTAACAATGCCTTGCACGTTTGTGGCTGCAAATTGCTGGCGCAGTTGTGAGTTAGGATCGTTGATGCCGAGCTTTGCTTGCAGACCACGCCAACCAGCACCAAGAACACCACCGCCCGAGCCACTTAGTGCATCCGCGGATTGCAACTGGTTCAGCATCTGGTTTTGCACTTGCGATGCCTTTGCCGCTGCTGCTTGTGGAGCTTGATATTGTGCAACGTTTTTATCAACTTGCTCGGGTGCCAAGCCACCTTCTTGCACTACTTGCGGAACGATCGGTCCATTGCCACCGCCACCACCGTTGTAAGCAGTTGTGGTAGTACCTGCTGCTGTGTTCGCGATCTTGACCGAGTTGCCAACCTTCGTGTTTGTGCCTGTCTGCTTGTTGAATGCGTAGACATTGCCTGCATCATCCGTGTTCATAGTCAGGTCTGGGTGCATGCCTTGGAATGCAGAGATAGCATCTGCTGGTAATGCACCTGCGGAGATAGCGTCGTTGATGTTGAAGCTGCTGCCTGCTTTGGACGCGTAATTCTGCAATGCGAGCTTGCTTCGGTTTGCGAGGACTGTTTGGTTGGTAGTCGCGTTTTTCGCGTTAATGTCGGCTTGATCCATCGCAGCTTTGTTCTGCGCTTGATACTGTGCCAAGCTGTTAGCGATTTGCTGCTGCTTCAACGCTTGGTATGTCTGCAAACCTTGTTGCGCACCTTGACCAACAGCAGCAAGGCCCGGGGTACCGTACTTGCTCGCGCCCATCATGCCGAAGCCTGCGTTCATCAAAGACAAGCCGAAGTTTGGATCAGCAATAGTTCTCGACTCCAAACGGTGCAAGTAACCCAAGAGCTTATTTGCAAAGCCTCCAGAATCGTCGCTTGAGCTAGGCGTTGTGCTGTTTGACGCTGATCCAGAACTGCTGTCCTGTGATGCTGCGCTGTCAGTTGAAGCAGTAGCGTCAGCTGGAGCGCTGGTAGCGGAATCTCCGCTTCTGTCTGTTTGGTCAGGCGGATTGTCGGTTCCTGCGTCTACTTCCTTGACGCTTGTATCTGTTGGCTGTTGTGCGTCTGCATTGTCAGTTGAACCCTGCGCAACAGCGGAAAGCAGACTTTGCTTTGTGGCGTCGTCAATTGGCTGTGTGTCTTGCGAGGTTGAATCTTGCCCGCTGACTCCCATCAGTGCGGAAACTCCCGAAGTAGGGTCTTGTTGCTGTTGCTGAAGCTGTTGTTGTTCGTCATCGGACAGCGTGAACGGTAAACCGCTTGAACCGCCGAGAAGTGATAGAAGTGATGCCATCGTGAATCCTTTCTTATTCTTTTATTTATTCGTTTGGCGAGTCAGGGGTTTACTATCATGTTGCATGCTTGGAAAACGGGCGGATTAGCAGTACCGGCATTACCCGCCTGCGTGCAAACCCATCCCCACGTGATGTAGTTGTGACCGTTAGACGCGAACACAGTTGGCGTCTTGTTTTGAATGAAGTCGCCAACGCCATACGTGATACCAAGCTGCTTTGACGTTGGGTTGCTCGTCAACGGCTTCCCTACTGCCGTAGGTGGCGCATTGGCAGCGTTCCAAACAGCGGCAATCTGCCCTGCGGTAAGCGCGTCAAGCTGCGTTGCAATCCTATTCAGCAGATTCTGTAGCTGCGTCGTGTCGGCATACGTAACCTGCTGACCGTTGATGTTGGCAGTGATAGTTGGTAAGTTAATGTTTCCGATCTTTGCCATCAGTTTCTCCCTGTCTGGACCATCATCGGATACCACTGAAGCATCTCGAAGTCGCCGGTGAACGTCATGATCAAGTTATGCCAGCGATCATTGAAGTCCACGTCAAAACGCCCGTCGTTCGGTACAAACGGTCCTGTGTCTTGGTTGTTAGTAACACTGGAGTCGCTTGAACCCAGCGTTGGTCTTCCTTGCCATACAGCACTGCCAGACACAGGCTCCTGATAGAAGCGCATCTTGAATTGCTGTATGGTTGAGTAAAAGGTGTCGTCACCGAAAGCATTGGTCGTGATAGACGCGCCGGTTGAAGTACCTGCGAGCGCTTGCAACGTGTTGCTATCGTCGAAGTAGCCCGGCGTCACACGGAAGTTAATCCAGTAGGACGAGTTGTAGCTAATGTTTGGCAGCGTGTTCCATGTGGTCCAGTTAGTACCCAACGAGTTGTAGGTAATCTGGTTATTCAATATCTGTACGAAGCCTTGCATGTTCGTATCCATGCGGCCCCACGTGCCCGTTTGCCAGTTGTAGGTGATGCAGGTGTCGATCTGACCGCTTTGCGAGTTGTTGGACACAAACGCCCAATAGATTACGCGCTTGTCCTGATCGTAATAGCTGCTCATCTTGCTCTTGTAGTTCGGGTTCAGCGTGTTGAAGAACCAGCGACGCACGTTCTCACCAATTGGCACTGGCAAGCCGTTCCCCTGATATGCGTAGAAGTCGTCGGTTCCGACGAAGTAAAGCGTCGTGCCTGTGTTGACCACAGCTTCCTGACACGGTACACCAATGCTCTTGCTGACGGCTTGGAAATCCCAACCCGCCGGATAGCCAGTCTGCGTACCAATAAACATGGAGTTGGACTTGAAGAGGATCGCGTTCGGGCCTAAGCTTGTTCCCGCAGTAATTGGACCGGGAGTGTCGATCAACTGTCCGTATGAGCAAAGCGTTTGCTCGTTGGTGTAGTCCCATTGCGTTTGGTCGTAGATACCAGATGCAAACCAGAAGTCACCGCCCGCTACATTGACAGGGGCCGAACAATTGCAGACAAACACTTGACCGTTTGCAACGAAGATCACTTCGCCTACTGGCGCTTGAACGATCTGCGCTGTAGCCGTGGCTTGGGTCGTCGCACCGCCACCGCTAAACGTGACGGTCGGATTGCTTGTGTAGCCAGTGCCGGCACTAGTAATTGTGATGCCCGATACGGTGCTGCCGCTAAGGATTGCTGTGGCGGTCGCACGTACCCCAGTAATGATGTTTGGGGCTGATATGGTGACGGTAGGAACGCTGGTGTAACCTGCTCCGCCTGTTGCTACTGTGATTGATGACAACCCCACAGGGACGTTGGTAAATGCACCATCAAGCGCTGCTTGCAACACATCCGTACCGTTGACCGCGAGCGTTTCATTACCAAACGCAGCAAAGCGCCACTGCGAGCTGGTACCCAAGCTGTAACCACCCGACTTGCTTTGATCAACCCATGTACCGTTGACGTTTTCGTACACGCGGCTTGTTGTGCCTGAAAACTGTCGGTCGGTGCCGTCGAGGCGTGAGATAAGTGCGCTGCCTACAACCGGCGCTGGCAACGCAGCCAGACCGGCATTAACGGGACTCGCTGCGGACTTGAAGCCGATGAGCGTAGGGATTACGTTGGTGCATGCTTGGAAGATGCCCGGTGTGCTCGGGTCCAAGTCAGGTGCAAAGCCTTTCAATGGCTGTGGTTCTATTTGTAGTTTTTGTGCCATGTTGACCCCTTATGAACGGGTTCTTGTTAGCTTCGTTTTCTGCGGTGTCGAAGACACCTTTGCTGCTTGCTGCACTTCGGTAATTGCCTCACTGAGCATCTGTTCCCACACGCTGATACGTTCGTCGTCAATGAGGTATGGAGATGCTTCAAGCAGCGTCGCATACAGGTAGATGTTGGGGTAGTCTTCCAACAGCCAGTTGCTTTCGTTGTTGTCGCTCAGTCCCTGCAATGCAGAGTAGTAATACAGCGACAGCGTTGAGCTACCGTCTACCAGTGTTTGCAAAAAGAACTTGTTACCAATGATCGTGAACTTGTAGAAGCAATCGTTGGTATTGCGCAAGTCCATCTGCTCGGGTGAGATATAGACAAGCGACTGTCCGTTGTACGTCGCGCGGATCAACGAGCCAAAATCAGAAGGCAGCGCAATAGCGTTCGTGCCCTTTGCCGGGACCAACGAATACGGCAGCGCTACTTGCTGCGGCAGCGTCTTAATCAGGTTGCTCAAGCGAGCTTCCGCGAGCGTGATAAACAGCGGAATCTGCGCGGTCAAGTTAGCGCGTTGCAAGTACTTGGCAACTACGTTCTGTAGTCCATCGTACGATTCAAAGTCCAAATTACTCATTGGTCACCTTGTTATTGTTGTTATGTGGTGATTGCTGCAATTACTTCTGTGTTATGAACGCTCTGCGCAATCGGAAAGCGGACAACGCGGGATCGTGCAGTAGTGCTTTTACGTGCTTACTGTGCTCGCCCGGATGCCAGAACTCTGCCCAACTGATACCCTTGTCGATGCAGTACTGTTCGATGAAGATAGGCTCTAGTTCCATTACGGGACGCATCTCTTCGCCGAATGATGACTTGCCTTCAAGTGCATCACGAATGCGTTTTGCTTCCTCTGCTGCGCCTGTAATGTCTACTGAGTGCGCAACTGTGATCTGTTCGCCGCTTACGTCGTTGTTGACGATAAAGTCTGTGCGGCTTTCTGTTGGCAAAAACTTCTTCATTACTCGTCCTTCAATGTGTCGCGTTTCTGCTTGGCGATCTTGCCTGTAGTCGTCAGCGTTTTTAGCTCGTTTCGGAAGTCACGAACAGCACGTACTTTGTGCCATGCTGTCTCGCGGTCTTCCTGCTTTGCAGAGTCGATCATTTTTGCTGTTGCGTCTGCTTCCATCTTGTCGAGCAAGTTGTTCAGCAGGGTATTGCCCAGAAGCATTGCTGCCTCTGTGCCCTGTGCAATCTGCGCGTCGTATTCATGTGTTGCTTTGGTATTGCGTTGCATATCTATTCCTTATTGCGGCATCTGTGGTGCCGGTGGTTGTTGTTGGTCCATTGGCATCTGCGGAGCTTGTGGCTGTGCTGGTGGCATGTTGCCGGGCATGCTTGGCTCTGGTGCGCTAATAACAGCGTTCAAGAAGTTGTCGTAGCTGCCGTCTTCGTGCATATTCATCTGCGTAAGAGAGTCCTCAAAAGACTGTTCAACGGACTGGAATGTCTCGTTAAACAATTGCGCCTCTTGCTCGGGAGCCATACCCACCTGTGCTGCAATGTTTTCTCGTTGGATCGCGGCTTGCGCGAAAATCTTCCACTTGTCCATCTGCGCTTGATAAGCCATCTTCTGCATCTCGCGCTGGTGTGCCATTTCGGCTTGCTTGTCGTCGGTGTTAGCCTGTGCCTGAATACGCATTGCATCCAGTTCAGCTTGGCGTTGTTGCTTCTGTGAGTCTGCCTGCGCTTCCCGCTGCTGCATTTGCAGCTTGGCTTGCATGTCTGGCGACATTTGTGGAGGTGGTACTTGTGGCATTGGTGATGCGGGCTGTTGGAAGAACTCTCCAGCGTTTGTGAAGCCCATTGCCTTTACCAACTTCTCAACCGTGTTGAACACATGGTTCAACGTGACCATGCCTGTGTGCTGCGCCATTGCCTGTTGCTGCATTTGCAGGATCTGGTTCAAGCCAGCAACAGTGCGGGACTTGTCGCCAGTACCTAGACCAACCTTCACGTCTACGTCATACTGGTTAGCCGCGTCCATTGGGTCGGCTTCTGCAATTTGGCCGTTGATGCGGATTTGCATGTACTCGTCTTGGTACATGGCAAGCAACTTCTGAATACGCAGGGCAAGTGGTTTAAATCCAGTCTCTGCAAACTCGCGTGCCATCAGCTTGATACGCTGCTCTGAGCGCTCTGTCATAGCTTGGTAGCCGGTTGCAGTCTCGTTGATAATGTCTGCGTCGCTGCCTTGCGTAAGCTTTTGAACACCAGTGCTTTCCTGCTTCATGGTGTCGAGAATCTCGATCAATGCCTGTACGCTGCCAACGTCACCGCTGCTTATTTGCAGAACACCTACTGCGCCTGCATCCTTCACGCGGACAATACCGCCGGGACGTGAATCCAACAGGTCGTCCATGTTGACTTCGCCATCTACGGCATACATCTGCGCGTTAGCACCCATGCTTACGTTGTCGATCATGGCGCGCATAAGCTGCGTCTGGTTCAACTGTGCGTTCTGTGCTTGCTCTGCTACTGAAACACCGAATGCCAAATGTGGCAGTGGGTTGCTACGCAGCATCAGGAACGGATTGCCGTCTGTTGGCTCGTTCAGCAGGATTGCGTTACCGCAGCGGATAATCTTGCGCCACTCAGCAACGCCTGTTTGCAAGTAGTCCATCTTGATATACGCTTCAACAATCACTACCTCGCGCATTGACGGGTCAATCTGGCCTGTGACGTCGCTGTATGCATACGTGCCTTGCAGCTCTGTACGAGCAAGGAACGTGGTCGCCATCATTGGATCGCTCTGAACGTCAGAGATGTTGTCCAACACGTCAGGATCAAAGCCCATTGCTCGCAAGTCTGAGATAGTGATACGGCGTGCGTGTGCAGCGTATGTCGCTTCTTCAATGTTGCGTGCCTTTGGATCGAGATAGAACTCTTCCAGCGGAACGTTCAGCACTTTGACCTTGCCGCGACTATTCTTTGTATGGTCTGGCTCGATGTGAACAACAACGTCGTGCAGCGTTTGGCTTATGTCTGGGTTGCCCGGGTCAATCTGTGTGTTCTGCGCAATTTGCAGAGGGTTTGCACCCTGCTGTGCTTGCTGTTGAATCTGTTGCCCAATTGCTGGTGCTGGTTGGCCGGACAGATTTGCTCCCGCGAGTGCCAGACCGTGTTGAACAACTGTTAGTGGTTGGAAGTTTGGATTCGCATACGCCTTGTGCTTAACAATGGCAAACTCGCCTGCCTGTGCGCCTTGTACTAGAAGCTGGTATTGCAGATCGGTAAGCCCGCGATAGAACGTGGTTTCAGGGGTAAGGTCAGGCTCCCAATACACTTTGAGAATGCCACCCGGTGCCCACAACGCATCGTGAATCCATGTACGTGCGATTGAGAAGTGATCGTTCTGAACGCGCCATACGTGGTTGACCATAGCTGTGGTCATTTCCGCGGACTTCTCTTGTGCTGGGTTGCGGTGTACGAAGTTGACTACGTCTTCCGTACCGCAGAACACGTCAAGCAGTGGTGGCAAGAGCCAGTTGACGGTATCCGCTACGGAACGATCAACAAAGTTGGAGCGGCCGGGTGTTTGTGGTGCTTCAAACTGTCCTGCTGGCTGTGCTAGGTAGTACTCGTTGCTGATGACTGCGCGTACTGAGATTTCGTTTTGCACAAACTCTTTGCCGCGTTGCTCGCGCACATCGAGGATTGCCAGTACTTCTAGGTCAGAGAGAGGTTCAAGGGTGTTGCCGTCTTCATCGGTGCCGTGCATATCGGCGGAAACTTCGATGCTAGGGCCATCGTCTTTTGGCAGCACGCCGGGCAACATGGCGTTAATTTGATCGACTACCGCGTCGCTTTGATCGCGGTTCTTTTTCTTCGTGAACAGCGGATTGTTTGCATCAGGTGGTGGACTAAAGTTGCTAGCACCATTGGTGAACGAACTGTTGTTGTCGTCTGGAACGATCGGCTGCTGTTTTGGTTTTCTAGCCATTTAAACGGATTCCTGTGGTCAGGTTTATCCGTTATTTATTTCGTGCCGTGGGCGACCCAAATGAAAAAAAGGGAGTCTTTCGACTCCCTTCTACGCTACGGTGTAACGTGTGATTAGACGTTGTTCAGATCACGGATTTGGAAGCTTGATGCTTCGTTACGTGCTTCCAGCGTACCTTCCCAACGAATCTGGAATTTACGTGAGTCGCCTGTAACAGCCATTTCTTCTGTTTCCATGCCACGCAGAACAGCCAGTGCCCACATGTCTGTGTCGATACCGTAAACTGCCTTGTCGCCAACTGCTGACATGACACGGTTTGGAACGCATGTGACTTCACCGAAGTCTGATTGATAGATTGTGTAGCTTGTCTTCAGGGTGATTTCACCGCTGTTGTTCACGTCTTGCATACGGGCGATGTTGCCTGTGAAGCCTGACTGAACTTGCTTGCCTGTTGGTGTCAGCAACAGCAAGTTGACGTTGCCGCCTGCTGAGTATGCTGCGTTCAGGGCCAGCTTCAATTCTGCTTCTGTATATGCGAATGGTGTACCTGCAACTGGTGCTGTACCTGGGATACCTGCAACTGGTGCTGAACCGCCTGCACCACCGAAGTAGTTTGTTGCAACGAAACCTGCAACACCCTTCATTGAGCGGCCTGTTGATGAGGAACCAGCGTTAGCAGTTGTGCTTGTCAGTGCTGAAGCTTCAATGTCCTTCTTCAACTGCATCATTGTGCGTGCTTGCAAACGTGCGATTGCGTTAGGACCTGCGTGCTTAACTTCTTCCTGTGTGTTTGACACTTGGAAAGCGTCAGTCACGATCTGGCTGTAGTTACCAACACGGTTAGTATCTGGAGCCATTGTGTAGTTAGCATCTGCACCTTCAACTGCTGCGTTGTTAGCGATAGGAGCGCTCAACGCGTCTGTTTGCCACTCGTGGAAAATACCAGTCGCTGATGTTTGTGCGATTGCTGATACGAATGGTGTATCAGTTGGGGAGATCATGAACACCTTGTCGATCAGGTCTTCACGGTTGCCTACTGTAGTGTAGGTAGTATGGATGTTTGCCATTTTGTTATCCTTATAGTTGGCAAGATGGTTCTACTCTTACTTCTTCTTGGACCATTGGTTAGCCAAGTAAGCTTCTAGAGTTTTCTGCGTTGGATTACTCTTCAATGAGTCGTTCCAACTTTTCGCTTCTCGGGCTGCTGCTGTCTGTGCCTGTCGCTTACCGTAGCTAGGGTCAGTAGTAGTTGCCGTACCTGCGTTCAAAGTTTTGCCAGAAGGTTTCTGTGTCTTCTTCTGGTCGTTAGCTTTTACTAACTGGTCATACAGTGCCGCTTTGTGCGCGACCATCAACAGGCGTGCATCTGCAAGGCCATCGCGTTCTTCTTTGGAAAAGCCTTCCGCTTCCAAATAGGATTCGATCTTCGATGCGGCTTTCTTAGCCACCTCAGGATTCTTCCAAGTTGGAAATAGTTCGAATACCTTTTGCTGTTGTGCTTTCAGGTGATCCGCTTGCTTTACCTTCATCTCCGCAGCCTCTTGCTGACGGATTTGTTCTTGATACGCGTTTGCTTGCTGTGCTTGTGCCTGCTTCGCTTGCCAGTACTCTTTCTGTCTAATGTATTCGACGGGGTTTGTATCCAGCAAAGTCTGCCAGTCGGGCTGCTGCTCTTTGTATGACGTCTCAATAAAATTCTGATATTGCGCCAACAAGTCCTTCAAGGTATTGCGCTCTTGCGAGTACACTTCCTTGATCTCGTCCGCTTCTTTGCGCATCTGTGAAGCTTCGTTGAACTTGTTCGTGGATGCACGGTACTTTTGTGCGTCTGCGATCAACTCAGATTGCTTAACTTCGAATTTCTTTCCATCTACCTGAATTTCGAAAACTGGCTCGGATTCGATGTCGTTGTCTTCGCTTGCTTTGGTATCGTCTGAATCGCCGTCAAGCAAATCCAAGTCCAACGCTTCTTCGTCGTTGTCGGATTCATTTTCATTAACTACAGGATCGCTCTCGTCACTTGCATCCGCTTGTGGTTCGAACGGAGAAGGCAGTTTGTTGTTGCCTCTCTCGACTTTTCTCTTTTCTGCTGCTTTGGGAATTGAGTCGGTCTTTTCGCTAAGATAGCTAGCAAGATCATTCTCGCTAAGGGCTACGCCAAGGTCGCCGCCGTTGGTAGCTGGGTTTGCGCTTCCCATGCTCTCATTGGTAGGAGTTCCGTTTTCTGTTGCCATTTTTATTTATTATCCTTATAGGCTTTGTTTCATTTGAACACCGAGTTATTTCGATAATTCAATGGTTTCCCCCAACTCTGTGTCTGGTTGGTTGTTGTGAGGGATTCCTGGTTCACAGCCAGATAGCGAAACGCATCTGCGCCGTGTGAATACATGTCGTGAACTGGATCACCAAAGCTGCCGTCTGGTCGCTCTCTGTAGTGGTAGCGCTTCAAGCACTCAACCAGCTTCACGGTGTTGTCTTTGTCGAAGTAGACGTTGCCGAACATCTGCTTTGCAGCACGGATGCCTTGATCGACGTGCATGTTCGGAGTGATCTGTACACGCCAGCCGAACGCTTCCATGATCTCTTGTGCGGACTGGCCGGTTTTGAAGTCGCGGTGTGCGCCGTCATGTGGCAAATACATCGTGCCCCAGCTAGCCACCTTGTTATCAATGCCCCACTGGCGTAGCTCTTGGTTGTATTCCGCTAGGGTCTTTCTGTTGTCTTCGATGTAGCCGACAACGCGCATTTCAGACAAGGTGCGCTGCACTAGAATGATTGCCGTCTGGTCTGCCCAACCCAAGTCGAAGATCAAATGCACGGGCATCTTCGGATCGACCAATACGCGGGTGACGCGCGTTTCTTCGTGTGCCTTGCTCAGCTCACGGAAATACACCGCGCCTTGTTGAGCCGGCAACACCTTGCCTTCCCAGATATGCGCGTACATGTCCGCATCGAGTCGTTTAAGATCGGCACGGCGTTCAACTTCTAGGACTCGTGGGAACCAAGGATTGTTGAGGAAGTTGACTTCAACGTCCTTCACGTCCTCGCGTGTGTTCAGCACATAGCGGTGATAGACCGCATCTGTGTCCAGTGACGGGTTCCATGTGAAGTAGAAGCGAGAGCCCTCATTACGGATAGTTGGGATAAGCGTGTTCAGCGACTTCTCTGTCAGGCCTGCTGCTTCTTCGCCCCAACAAATATCAATGCCGGAAAACGACTTGATGCTTTCTACGGTTTGGTCGGACAAGCCCTTGAAGATGAACACCGTGCCGTTGCTGCCGCGTATCTCGTTCAGCGTTGCGCTGTAGAACTGGCCTAGACCAAGCTCCTCGATTAAATCCATCAGCGACGTGTACACAGAGTCCTTGATGGAGTTCTGCACTTCGCGGAAGCACAGCACTTTGAGTGGTCTTGCGTGGCCCATGAGCAGCAGCAGTTTTGCCACTGTCACGGACTTGCCTGAACCTCGACCACCACGCATTGATACGAAGCGGTATGTGCCGTTCAGGATTGGAAGAAAGTCTTCCGTGATACTGGTGTCGTGCTCGGTGCCTTCCAGTGGTTTGCCGTCAATGTCAACGACGCCCACTAGTTCTGGCTTTGTTGCGGATTTGAATACGCCTATACGGTATTGCTTTGGTGCTGCTAACTGCTGTTGCTGTTTGTACAACTGCTCCAAGCTATCCAGACGCTTGAGAAGTACAGTCGTCATTGGCCCATTTTCTTCAAGAAGTTATCGCGCTTCGACACACCAAAGTCGTCCCACCGGTCATCAGTTACTGGCGTGCCTCTCTTGATCAGCAGCGCTTCGAGTTGCTCAATGCGCTGTGCTAGCTCATGCTGTTCATGGACTGTCGCGATATGCTTGATGCTGTTGATAATGTCTAGACCAACATCAGGTGGAAGCTCGCCTTTGCTCATTGCTTCCATAACGACTTCCGCTTTCTCGTGATACGGAGCGTTGCGGTCGTACTGGAATTCAACGTTGGGGAGTGTTGTGCGTGGCGTTTGAACAGCAGACTTGATGAAGGTCTCCATCATGTCTTTGTTGTTGTTCTGGAATGCCTCTGTCGCGATGTAGTCGTAGAGGTCGTCTTCTGACCAACCCATCGTGCGCTTCAGTGCGCTTAGAGCTTTGGTCTTAGGTGATTTGCCGCGAGTGTTGCCGGGTGTAGGCTGGTTCGTCGGGCTAAATGCGTTTGTGGGAGTTTTATTGTTACTCATCTATCCTCGCTATGGCCGCCCTTTCGGGTAGGTACATGTGGGTTTCATGTACCTATTTAGCGAGGTTGAATCTCCGGTGATGGCTCAACAAAAAGGCCGCATAAAGCGGCCTATCGTGCATACGTCATGTTGTTAGCAGCGGCATCCCTTGTCGGTAGCGTGCAGGAACGCAATAGCGAGGCATGGGATAGCCAAAAGAGGACCGGCCCATAGTGCTAGGAAGCAGTAGAGAACGAGTGCAAGAATGATGCGGCCTAGTATGTTCATGGTAAAACTCCTTGAAAATTCAATGTTCAGAGCCTACGCTGAGCGTAGGCAGAGTCAACAAAGGAAACCACCTGTCAGTCGATCGCTCGGTAGATGCTGCTTGCCTCTGCATGGTGCTGTGCAAAGTCGCGCAGTTGGTCCCAGTGGTTAACCAGCTTTTCCGTAAGCTGCTCGTCTTTGCCGCTGCACTCAAACGCAAGTGTATTCAGCACAAACAAGCTAACCACAATCCCTGCTGCGTCGTTGCTCATGTCACCTTCGAAACCGTTGCCCATCACATGTATGCGGAAACGTTCTGGGCTTAATGGTGCAGCGTATCCGCCGCCGTTGCTCAGTGTGTAGTATTCCCAGAGCCCGCCGTTGTAGTCGTCTGGCGAGAAGCGTCCCGCGTAAGTGAATAGCAGTGCTTCGGCACGCATCATCAGCTTCGGGCCGAACAGCCGTGGCAGGAACGTCAGGCGCTCGACGAAAGGAAGGGGTTTAGCGGTCACTAACATTGATTCGTACTCCATATTGTTAAGGAGTCTGGATGGTAGTGCCTGCCAACTGTGGTGTAACCTTCGTGAAAATGGCTCCCGCATGGGGAGCCATTCCAACTACTTGATGACGTAGTGCTGCACGAGAAATCCAAGCACGCCCAGCAAACCAACAATCAGATAACCCACTGCTCCGGTCAGGAATCCGTGAATCTCACGTACTTGCACGGCTAGTGTGTCGATCTTTTGGTTTTGTAATACGACCACGCTTTCGAGTCTGCCGTAATTCTGCGCACATTCGAAGATGTGTTCTTGCAGTTCCTGCTTTGTGTCCTCAATCATATTCACCTCCCAACCAAGAGCCACCCTCTATTTAGTGGCCCAGGTGAAGGTGTTACAGGGTGTTAGCCGCTACTGCTGCCTCAGCATAGTATGATGGATCATTCATACGATACGGGGTCGAAAATGTCGTGGCTCTTGGAGGTTAAAGATCAACACTCGTTGGGCTTCGGCATCGATGAAGACGGCGCTGCGTCTGTCTACGGAGATGCTACAAGCACGATCTTCAACGGTGGACGCAACCATCCACTGCTTCCCCGAGTGCGGGACGCCGTGGTCAGCTGGTCGATTATCGTCACAGAGGCGTCTGACCTATCTATTGGTGGCACAAACCCCGACCTAATCCAAAGGGTGCGGGCCTATCCCGACCGCGTCCACGGCTCGGCTTCGTTTTATAAACCGAGCGAGGCTCATAACAGCGACCTGATCGGTTTCACTATTGTTGTTCCGTTGGATCGGTTTGAAAAGTTGCGCCATATGTTTGAGCTTGCGCTGCTAGCTCGTGTGTCGATGGAGCACATCATACGACTTCCGTTTTATGGTTTTCGCGAGGCGCACGGCCAAGGCGCCACCCCCTCGTGGCATGAATTTATCGGAGGTGCGCCATTGAGCTTCGACAACGTGTCTGTGACTGGGCGACGCTTAATAGACTAGCTTTTTCGCCGAGTTGCTGGCAGTTAAATGGTTGACAAACCGCATTCAGCAAGGTATTATAGTTGCCCTGTCGAATTTTCGGCAGACTTTTGAGTCGGTTTATAGAGCCATCGCGCTCTATCCACAGTCCCGTAGTTGAGTGCTCAGTCGCGATGCAACAGCAGATCGACTCGACACACATTTATCAGCGCGTACCGAGCAGTAAGGTCGCGAGTGACAAAACGGCAAAGAGCAAGACGGCAAAGAGTAAAGCTGGTGGCAGTAAGCACAAGCGAGCAGTTCATGATCACAAGCCTCGACAGCACGCGAAAAAACGCACGTTTAAACCAACAACTGTCCATGAGGTGAAGATGAAGAAAGGCAACTTGAAAACCAAAGTAGCAAAAATGGCCCGGAAATGGGCCGCGGGCGTGATGTCCGCAGCCGTGATAAATGCATCGAACGTGGACGTGGCTCTGTAAGCCGATTCGAAAAACCCGCTGAAGGCGGGTTTTTTCTTGCCATCGACACTGTATATTTATACAGTTTTGCCATGGACGAATCTGACGCACTGGAGTTCTGGGCCGAGCGTGCTGCGATCATGCAGTATGACGGCGGTCGTCCACAGCCGGACGCTGAATACTATGCTGCTGTGCTAATGCGTCAGTATGCAGACAAGCATGGGATCGAGATCAAAGACCACTGGTTACGGGCGATGACGCGTGGCGGTGTGGAATGGTCGGATAATGAAGGAAAGCCGGTGTACGAACCGGCTGCTTGCGTGCCTACCCAGTTCAAGGGATAGCGATGAACGACAACAAGAATGCGATACCGTATTGGTAGATGAGCTATCTCATGCGCTCGGCGAAGCAGTAGTAGCCTTGCCGCTTTGACGCGCGGCACCAAGTGTGTTAACACGATTTTTGAACCCTTCCGGTTCAAATGTCGGCCACCGACAAATACGGTGCGAACGTGGCATTGACGCCAACTTCCATTTGCTCTTTGAACCAAGCGACCAGAGCGTCCTTCTTCGCAGCGTTGGGGTCTCGCGGCAACCCGTTCGAGGTCAACGGTTGTTCGTATGGGTTAAATTCAACAACGAGCCGACGAAACGAAACCGCCTTCTTTCTTATATCATCAAGGTACAACGCGACTTGAGGACTCAGCATGAATTGCGCACCACGCGTAACCTTCAAAAAGCGGTCCATGTCTTGCTCAGACACACTGTCGAAAAATACGATTGCTGCCAAAAATTCCATGGTCGTCTCATATACTTCGAAGCGCTTGTCGAAACGATCAAGCTTCAGTTTGTTCCGGTTTATTCGAACCTGCTGCCAAGCTATCCACCCTGCCGCAACTGCAACGATGGGTGATAGCAGAGCAGCGCTGGCTTGAATAGCCGTAACCAATATCGAAGATGATTCCAGTGCCATTCCGATCTCCCTTCCTTGAGCGATGAAGTTGACTGGCGGTGATTGTACGTCAGCCCTTTCCAGTTTCGCGGGCATATTCTCTATATCTCGATACCGCCTCTTCAAACTGCTTCAATGCTTGCTCCAGAGCGTCCATAAGTTGTTCTCCTTTTTTAAAGTGGATGTCCTGTTGTGCAGTATTTGTTGAGCAACGCTTTCTGTCTTGCGTCTTCGATCAGGAACAGAGCAAGCATCTTGGTCTGTTTGGTGCAATTTTTTCGGGTCATCAACTCTGCTATCAGCATGTCAACAAAGTTGTCTATGTCTTCGATACTGTAGGCAAAGTCATAGCCCATATCAGTGATTGCGCGCAGACCTTCTTGCGCTTCCCCGGTCATTTCTTAGTCTCGTCAGGGCTGAATACGAAGCTCTCAAGCTTATTCATCTGCATAACCCAATCCGGGTATGGCAAATGGTGGATGCCGTGGTTCGGTGCGCGGTGATGTTTCTCGCACAAAACCATCATGTTGTACTCGCTGTCTATGAAGTCTTCCGCGGATACAAACGTCTCCCAGTGAAAGTTGGGATGCAGCTTGCGCATCTTGTCCCAATCAATACTGTTAGCGTCGGCCCACTCGGCATGGAAGTGATGTACCTCGCGTTTGTCCTTGCTGCCGCACACTTTGCAAGGCGTGTCCAGCACTGCAACCAACTGGTGCTTGGTATGCCGGAACAGGCTTGATTCCGTGCGTGGTGGATGGTCTGGGTAATAGCGATCCACCGCATCCGTCTCTTTGACTTCGTGTTCGCCAGCTATATGCTGATCTTGTTCTCGTTTCATGCTTTTCTTCTTATACGGCTGACGTATAGGCGTTCTGCCAGCTTCCTACGCGTTGTTAGTGTCCTACGTCTTACTTTTTCTTGGTGCGCTTGGTGCGTCTGTGGTCGCGTCTACCACAGGTTCGTAACTGGCGACTTTTGCTGCTGAAAACTTGTCGGTGTTGAACAGCTTGTTGAGCCTGCTTGCAGTGCTAACCGCACTACCTTTGTTGGCATAAGCGACACGGAAATACTTTGGCATGCCGTTGTTCAAAAACTTATTGACGTCGCGGTAGTTGATAGGGCCGTTCTCGTACATCAGCACGTAATAGGCAGCGGCTTCGAATACCTGCTTTGTTCGGTGTGTTTTCTTGTCGTACTTCTCGATCAGAAGTTTTGGCAAGCGTCTGCTCATATTCCCTCAAAATGCTCGGCGAATGTCCATGCGTCATTCGTTGTTTCAAATGACAAGCGGACTTTCTGGGATTGGGACCACAGATGAATCTCCACCGGAATCTTGTTAGCGAGCAGCCAGCTTGCTATACATATCCGGTACGTCATAAATGCTTCCGCTGACGTTGTGAGATACATCTTTGGCATGTTGCTTTACTTGGCTGTGTGAACTGCGCCGAAGTGTGCCAACAGTTGTTCGAACGCTTTGATGAGCGCTGAGAGGCCTGATACTGCTGCTGGTGTCGCTTCTGCGATTGCAACGGTCGCTGCAACTGCTGGCGCTGCTGATGGAGCAACGGCAGCTACTACTGGCGCAATGGCCTCAACTACTGGCGCTGCTGCTTCTACGCCTGCTTGCACTGATGCGAGCGCTTGATCTACGGTGTCGGTCATCTTGAATACCTCTGCACGGCGGAATTGCCGTTCTCGGGTATTTATGCGCACCATGTTGGTGCATCAGCGATATTGACGGGAATCCGCCGGTGCTGGATCATCTTTCCGCAGACCAAAGGGGACAGAGCCGTGGAAGATACGCAATCCAAGATGTGGTTCAGCGGCGTTGCACTCATCCCGTATCTCGCTCTGGCCGGCCTGTACACGTGGTTCATAGACGGTCATCAACACGATTTCTGGGTAGCCACGGGCGTGCTGGTCGGCGGTCGTATCGTGTATGCGGTGCTGGACAGTCTCATGTCTACCGTTGCGTGGCGCCTGTATGCCCGCAAAGCCACTGCGGACAAGATGCTCAAGCTGTTCCGCGAGAACGACATGCCGCAGCGCGGTTATGCGAACCAAACACTGTCGCTGTACCTGTTCAACATTGAGAATGACAGCGAGAACGAATTCCCCGTTGCCGTTCGATGTGCTGCGCGCCAGCTAACTACGCTGATCGACCAAGCCAAGCGTGACGGCCTGCTGTCAGGCGGTCGCATGGAACAGGCAATCACTGACGCTTTCAATCGCTACACAATCCGCAGCACGGTACAGAATCCGCTGGGAGTTTGACGCAGTACCGGCTGTGTACGCCGTACACGCCGCGCTAGAACCTGTGCCGCCAAAACCAAAATCTTTTGGGACCTGGGCGAGAAGCGTAGCGACCACAACCAATATCTGGGTATCTGCAACGCAGATAGAAGCCAGAGGCTGAAAGCCATTAAGAACGCAGCTTTTGAGCAGAGCGAAAAAAGTGCGTTTCTTATTCCTTCTATATCTAATATATAAGAGGTATCTTGAATAAGAAACGCACTTTTGAGCGTCGCGATTAATTTTGGTATTTGGCAGCGATTATCGTAGAATGGATAAATAACAAGGCAGATGCAACGTCTGCTTGTCATTTTATTTCTTATAAATGTGTGTAAGTTGTTCGATGGGGACTGTGGTGGTCCCCATCATTTTGACTTCGTTCCCGCATTACACCAGAATACTGCTATGGCATCGTTTTTGAGCATTTTTGCTAAATAAGACGAGCAGCAAAACAACAACGACCTAACCAGTCACACCATTATAAAAATAAAAATGAGTTCATATTCAATCGAAGACCTTCTGAACGGCGTTTCCGAAGAAGATCACGCAAAACAAGACGCGAAGAAAACCGCGCTACAAATCCAGAAAGCAGAGAAATGGGAAGCAGCTAAAGAACGTGCTGAAACGTTCGAAGACAAGCTGATGATCGAGCCAAGCCGTATTACTTGGTTGCGTGCCCAGTTCTTTGACAACAGCGCGGAGTCCAAGTCAGGCAAGCCAAACTACGTCCTGAAAGTCACTTACTCGACGTGCCGCAATCCAGACCAGCTCCGCTACAACTTGAAGACCTGCTTCTTCTACATGTACGACTTCGGGCGCGACCTGCACCGTCCATCACGCACTCTCATGGGCGAGAACGACGTATGGGCTGAGTACAAAGAGGTCAGCAGCATGATTGGCACTGCGACAAAGAAAACACTAAAAGAAATGAGAAACGCAGGTACAAACCACTTCTTCCCAAAGACCAAGTTTGGCTTTCAGTACGTGACTGCAAACCGTCAGGGTCGCAAGGGCTTCCACACACACCAAGCCGCAATGCTGCCGTGCTTCAAGCAAGACGGTACGCCGTACGTTGAACTGATCCTGACGATCAACAACGAGCAATTACAAGTGCCGGTTGAGATGCGCCCAACGCCACAAACACCAGGCCGAAAGAAGCACGCTGCTGTTATGTACGGCTTCTATGACACGATTGGTGTTCACGCTGTTTCATCAGCAGCGACACTAAAACAAATTATGGAGATTAGACATGAAACCGACAGAACTAGACATGATCAACCGACTTCGAGCGATATGTGGCCATCCGACGCTAACGCCGGAACTGTTGACGAAGTATCGTTCGTATCAGGAGACGGTGCGGGAGAGTCTGAAGGACTACGAGGAAAAGCGCTATCAGCAGGCTCTGGAGGCGACACAATGGGCGCTGACGAATTCTTTGCCAGAATTGCAGGGTTCTCACAGTCAAATCCAATGGGCGCAGACTATTCGTCACAAATGGCTTACGAAGCTATGGGAGCCGACGAAGATGGCGACTACGATTACTGATAGTCAGATGGAAGCGTTCCGCAGCTTGCTAGCCAAGCAAACAAACTCTGCATGGTGGATTGAGACAAACGGGCAGCACGGAGCGCCAGCCGCATACGTTGAAGTACAGCTTGCCAACGATCCCCGCTTTGTGTTTGAACTGGCCTTCGAAGAACTAGAGCTTGCAAGGTAAGCTGCAACATAAATAACAGAGTCGCAACGATGCGGCCACAAGGAGATAACAACAATGATCGACAACACTAACTGCACTTGCGGTTCCTGCGAAGGGTTGCGCGCAATCAAGAAGGCATGGGACGCGGGCTTCCCATCTACATACATTTCAACACCGTGCGAAACGGTACTGGCAGAGGCGCAGCGTATCACTCAACAAAAGCTTTCCGATTTGAAGTCCGATGCCGACCTTGAGAAATTCGTTTGGGCGCAGAAGTATATGAACACAGACATGGTGCGCATGCACTTCTTGCGTCAGGGGTTTCAAGCGTCGGGAGCCGGACAATGAGCAAGATACAAACAATGATCCTAGTGTTCTTTTTGGCAACACAAGTGCAGTGGGTTCTACTTTTCTCGTACCTCGGAAAGATCGAGAAGAAAATCAAATAATCATAAGAGTCGCAACGATGCGGCCATAAGGAGATAAAAACAATGACAAACCAAAACTATATCGATATCTACATGCACGTTCCAAGCCTCGAAGTTGGACTTGAGGTTCATGCTTGGTGCAAGGACTTGGTTGAACAAGGCAAAGCACTTACCCCATACGGAAAGTTTGCTCTATCAGACGCGAATCCATATTGCGGCTTTAATGACCACTACGTCAGATTCGCTTTCACTGATGAGCAGGATGCGGCAGCGTTTGAACATCGCTTTGTGGAGTTCGTGAAAGCGTCGGGAGCCGTACAATGAGTACAGGAGTGATGTTTTACGTTGAAAACGAATGCGTAGAAGCGCTTGAATGGCTGGACGAGCGCGCGATTGAGCATTGGGAAGGCCTGACATCCTATTATCATGGCGGCAGGACAAATGCGTACAGAGTTACAACAATCGCAGATGAAATAATAGCCATGACGTTCAGACTAACGTTTCCCACGGAAGCTGAGTTAGTCGGCTGAAATAACAAACAAGATGACCGCACGATAAGCGGCAAGGAATAAGAAACAATGACAACAAGATTCAGCTTACTAACAAGCACGCCAATGATCCTGATTCATGACGAGGGCGAAGGCCCTTTGGGACATCTCGACTTACAACCTGAAAAATGGTTCGTATGTCCAACAAACAGCGACGACCACATGATGTTGATACTCAAATATGGCGAGGACGCGTATGTTGACGTTACCCACGACATTGCAGAACTGAACGAAGTACGCTTGCAATGGACAGAATACCCCTTTTCTCTAGATCGCGCCTCCTAATCCTCCCGCCAAACTGCTGTCTCCCATGCTCAATAAATATGGGCATAGGAGACACAACAATGCAATCAACTTTCGAAGTAACAACCTACCCTACCAGCTACAAAGCCATAGAACAAATGGTCTTCTGGTGCCGTGAAAACACAGTCGAATTCGACACGAGCTTACCCCCAGACGAAGACGAATCGACAACGCAAATCATTCGTTACCAGCTTGACGATTACACATGGGTCCATGCCAAAGGTGCAGAGATTCCGTTCTACTTCTTCAACGATGTTGACGCGATGCACTTTAAGCTTCGTTGGAGCCAGTACCTGTGAACGTACCAAGCAGCAAGAGCTACCCTTGCGAAGTATGCGGGAAGGCAATCAGCGTAAAGGCGTTCTACGACCGTTGGCATGGTCCCAACTGCAAGGCCGAAGAGAAGAAGAAGCTAAAGATAGAACGTCAGCGAACAAGACGTGGCGACGAATACGCGACAATCGCATATCGCGATTATGTGGAAGCACTGAAGTCTGGCCGTGAAGCGGAACGTTTGAAGAGACTAGCTGTTGATGACCAGCAAGCGGACGTGAAATTGGGCCGTGGTAGGCCTAGCAAACTCTCTGCCGCGCAGATACAAGAGATCAAAGCTAGGCTTGCAAGCGGTGAGAAGGGAAAGCGAATTGCGTCCGAATACCATGTCAGCTATCACACGCTCCTGAGAGCCACTAAAGACAAGTAAGCCACTCGCAAAAAGGCCCCAACTAGTGGGGCCGTTCTGCAAACTTAGGAGATTTACAAATACCATGACAAGCACCTGCAAATCTATTTATACGGCTAGCACCAACGAAGTTTGAACATCATAGCTTCGTTTTCTTTGTCTGAACTGAAGGTTACTGCAAACCACTGAGGATGGTCGATGAATCCCGTCCATGGCTTGCCATACCGACGAACGAGAAGATTATTCCCATCCGGTATGATTTGAAAGCCGCAGTGCCAACCATTGTTCATCGATGCAACGCTGTCCTCTAACCAAGATATGACTTCTTCCACCATCGGGTCATTTTCGCCCTGAATTGGGTAGCGAAAAAGCCATCTGATTTTGCTCGGGTCTCCCATAGTCCATTTCTGTTCCATAGCTTACTCCACATCGTAGACCGAATATTCAAAGCGATCACCAAAGATCAGCTTGAACTGCAACGCATCTAGCTCGTTGTAGAACGCCCACGTAGCAGCTTCCCAACCCCAATTCATACCCGAGCTAATGTGCTCTTGCGGCTCCGTCTTGAGGAAGTTGCGGACTTCGTTTTCTTCAATCCATGCGTCGATTTGGCTCTCTAGCGTGTAGAGGTTCTTACCAAGCTCCATGAAGGACTTGATGCTGATTACTTCTGGCATGCGTACCGTGAACAAGTGCATTTCTGTCATGTTGATCTCCTTTTTAACTGACGGAGTATTTATCGCGTCTGGCTAGGAGTTAACACGCTCCATAAATACATGACTTAACATTTATGGAGATTCCATGTTCGATCTAAAAAACAAGGACAACCTGATTCAAATCAGTAAGGACGAAGTACGCACGTACTGGGACTTGATCCGCCCCGGCCTCGACTACATGGTCGAGAACAAGCGCAACCCAGATGGTTGGTTGCCAGAAGACATTTACAAGGTATTGACTGGTGGACACGCCGACTTGTTTTTTACCGCAATCACACGCGGTGAAGACAAGGGCATGCGCTATGCCACACGCGAAGCAGCGATTGCAGACAGTTCAGGCTTCGTGATCCTGCAAGTTTTGAACACATTTGAAGGACGTGTGCTGCATATCTGGATTGCAGTCAGCAACGAGTCCACAAACAAAGCAGACGCCGGTTCGATTATGCGTGTGTTCAACGACGAATTGAACGAGATTGCGAAGTCCGCGGGCTGTATTGCTATCACCTTCGGTAGCAACCAAGACTGGTGGACGAAGATCGCCCCACGCTTTGGCTTTGAACCCCAAGAGACCAAGTACCGCAAGGAGGTCAAGTGATGGACGACCTCATTAACCAACTCAACAGCCTACAGAGCTATCCAAGCATCAACGACTTGCACGCGCTGTCCGTGCAGTTGCAGGCATACAGCGAAGACGACACAACAAAGCTGCTCGCAGCGCTTACTAACCCGCTTCTGGCTGCCGACATCAAGCGTCTGTTGAGCGGTGCAATGCCAAGCACAATGTTCGCTCCCGTTCATGTGCAACCTACTGCACCGACAGACCCTGACCATCCCGGCGTTGATGACACGAAAGACCCCGGTGCAGCTACAGGCACAGCACCTGAGATTAAGCCACCAGCAGCATGAGTGGTTCATTGCTCGACGTGAAGGTGATAGCGAAGCTGGACAAGACCGGCAAGAGCTTCACCTTCGAGCTACAAATTCTCGACGACAACGGCGACGACATAACGGACATGTTCCGCCTCTACGCCAGATTCGAGGAAGCTGACATAGGCAAGAAGGACTGCATTGAAGCAGTGATAGTAAAGAAAGCCACCGCATAGGTGGCTTTTTTCATTTGGGTGGCTCGGATAAATAAAAACGAGGGCGGATTGGAGCCCACGTAGAACGAGAAACCAAAATGAAAAACCCACTCACACAAGAGAGACTAAAGAGTCTCCTGCACTACGACCTTCTCACAGGTCAATTCACATACACCGTTAAGACATGCGGCAAAAAGCCCGGTGACATCGCGGGATTCAATGCAAGTCACGGCTATCGCCAAATCTGCGTTGATGGCGTTGTGTATTACGCGCACCGCCTAGCATTCCTGTTCATGACCGGATCATTTCCGGCTCAGATTGTTGACCACATCAACAACAACCCACAAGACAACCGCTGGACCAACCTGCGCGAAGCGACACGCGCAGAGAACAACCGCAATTCACGCCTACGCAAAGACAACACAACCGGCTATCGCGGCGTGATCTACAGCAAGGGTGTTGGCAAATACAACGCCTACATCAGCGTGGACAAGAAGCGTCACAACCTCGGCACGTATGACACAGCCGAAGAAGCAGGCGCAGTAGCGCAAGCCGCTCGTCTTAAACACTTTGGCGCGTTCGCACCGAAACAACCACAACAATAAAGGTAGCGCGATGGCATACAAATTTTACGCCGGTTCCACGTTTTCCGAAGCAGGCACTCTCAGCCTTATTGGCGGGACACCCGGCGGCACATCAGGGCTAAACGGCGATCAGCCCGACTACAGCCAATGGTCCTTATCAGCAGCGCTGTTCGACCAAACGGGCGAAACACAAATCGCCACGCTCGCGACAACGAATCTTTCTAATCCCGCACTTCCAGCCACAAACGGTCTTTACCAACTGGATGCCAGTTCTAGCGACACGGCTAGCTGGCCTTTGGGCAAGGCGCAACTCGTTCTTCGAGCAATCACAGACGCGGGCGCAGTAATTTACGCGGACCCAATTTGGTTTCGCATTCAAGCAACACCAAAATGGGGTAATTAATGAGCGATAACGGAATACCACAACTAATCTTTACTATCGAAGGTAGTCAGCAGACCTTAGTAGCTAGCTTCGGCCCATATTTGCCAATGCAGTTGAGCGGCACCTTGCAAGACATGCTCAACATCATTGCAGACACCGAGGCAACGGTTCAGACCGCAGTTCAGTCCGCTAACACAGCAACTACCGAAGCAGGCGCAGCAACCACATCGGCGAATAACGCGGCATCAAGCGCAGCACAGGCCCAAGCGTCTGCAACGACAGCAGGTACGCAGGCATCAAACGCTTCAAGCAGTGCTTCAGCAGCAGCTAATTCAGCAACGCAAGCAGCAGGTAGTGCCAGCGCGTCAGCAACTTCGGCAACGAATTCAGCGAATAGCGCGGCCGCTTCAGCGTCGTCCGCAAGTGCCGCATCAACAAGCGCTACTAACGCTTCAAATAGCTCTGGAGCAGCAAGTACATCAGCGACCAATGCGGCAAATTCAGCAACTGCTGCTTCGGCGTCTGCATCGTCAGCATCTACGAGCGAAAGCAATGCTAATACGTCGGCAACGAATGCTGCAAATAGCGCGAGCGCAGCTTCGACAAGTGCTAGCAATGCTGCTGGATCAGCGACAAGTGCTTCCAACAGCGCTTCAACCGCAACCACACAAGCCAGCAACGCAAGCACTTCAGCGACTAACGCGGCCAACAGTGCAACAGCAGCAGCGAACAGCGCGGCTAGTATCGCTCTACCTATCCCGGTCACAAGTGGCGGTACTGGCTCTACAAGCGCCTCGGCGGCACGTACCTCACTTGGCCTTGGCACAGCGGCGACCGTCAACACTGGCACGAGCGGCGGCACTGTCCCCCTTCTGAATGGCGCCAATACGTTTAGCGCAAGCCAGACGCTCACCCTTTCCGGCGTAGCAGCCTTTAACATTAACGATACCTCGGGAAGCGGCCAAACTCGTCTTAATTGGCTTAACAACGGCGCAAATGTATGGGGATTGCTCAACAGTACCGCTACTAACCAGTGGCAATTGAATAGATACGTTAGTGGCTCTCTAGCTGATTCCCCTATCACAGTCTCGAATTCGACCGGCTTAGTAACTGTCGGTTCTGGTGGCCTAAGCGTAAGTGGCGGTGTCTCGCTCAACTACGCCAATCCAACGTTGACGCTCAACGCATCCGCAGCGGGCCAAACTCGATGGATCGGCTTCTCAACCAACAACTCACTTCGTTGGTACAACGGGGCTGACAACTCCGCGGAATCTGGCAGCAACGCTGGTTCAAACTGGCTACTTGCTCGCTACAACGATTCGGGCGTGCTCGTCGATCAGCCAATCGTCGTAAATCGCGCAACAGGTGTAGCAGCATTCACGCAGCGCCCAACGTTTAACGGCAACACTGCGATTGATATTGGCAACATCGCCGCGAACACGCAGGGCCGTTTGATTAACGTGCGTGTTTTTACGTTAAGCGGCACATACACCCCGACTGCCGGCACGAATAGCATCATCGTTGATCTGCAAGGCGCTGGTGCAGGTAGTGCGGGGCTTCCTACTAACAGTTCTTCGCTAGCGAGCCTTTCAGGGCCGGGTGCGACTGGTGGTTTTGTCAGACACCGATTCACCAGCGGGTTCTCTGGGCTCTCTTACATTGTTGGCGCTGCTGGCGCGGCCGGTGCAGCAGGAGGCGGCACTGGCGGCACGGGTGGTAGTACGACATTCGGCTCGTCACTAACTGCTGGTGGAGGACAAGGCGCTGTCTGTAACGGCAATATCACGAACGGTGCTGCCGGATCTGGCGTAGGCGGAGCTGCCACAGGCGGCAACATATTGAATATCGCCGGTGGAGGCAGCGGAGCCCAGTCGTGGGTTATCAGTAGTGCGGGCATGATCGTGACTGCCAGCGCGAACCCAAGCAGCTACGGCGGATTTACCTACGGGTATGGTGGTGCAGGTATCGGATCGGGCGGAGGTTCCGCTGCGGTCGCAGGAATCACCGGTGGCCCCGGAGTAATCGTTGTTTGGGAGTACGCATAATGGCTACATATACACTTATTGAGAACGGCATCGTTGTAAACATGATCGAGTGGGACGGTGCAGCAGCAGTGAACTTCGGCGCAGGTATTACAGCCGTCGAAGCACCAGCAGGCGTGATGATTGGTTATACGTTTGATGGCACCAACTTTGCGGCACCTGCCTCACAGACACCGGTACCAACGCAAGCGGAAGTTATCGCAACATACAGCGCCGCACTACAGGGCGTGCTCGATAGCTACGCACAGTCATGGGGCTATGACAGCATAGTTAGCGCAGCAAGCTATGCAGCGAGCACCGTGGACAAGTTCAAGAACGAAGCAGCGGCATTGATCGGGTGGCGCGATGCTACATGGTCATGGGCTGAGTCCTTCGAAGCGCAAGTGGAAGCAGGTACGGCAACGCTGCCAACAGACGTTACGGCGTTCCTTGCACTGATGCCAGCACAGCCTGCTAGACCAAGCTGAATGCATCTATAATCGCGGCGGCGCACTAGCATTCTCTCGGAATTGTGCGTCCTTCTTGGGAAGCAGCTAACCACTGCTTCCCTTTTTTTTCATTGGACGTCAACCAACTGTTGATCCACCAAACCATCTCACTAGACTGGTTTTTGTGGCAAACAACAGGAGTCCAAAATGTCCTACGAAGTTCCCCGCGCTGCAAAACTGCTAGTTGAAGTACACAGCAGGTACATCGGTATCGGTGCTGGCCGTACCCACAAAGTCGGCAAGAAGGTCAAAGTACAGCGCTCCCCTGCAAATCCCGGTGAATTCATTATTTGGTTTGGCAAAACTGAGATTGCGAAGGTGCAAGCGCTCGACCTGACCAGCACTATCGAATACACCGACGGTCGGGAGCAACTGTGATGAACACAGCAAACCTCGTCAACTGGATCGATTCACACGACCGTCCACTCCCCACAACGATCAATAGCGACGGCACGCTAACCGTGTTTTCCGTAGAGGTGAACGCAGAAGGCAAAGCAAAAGTTATTTCGGATGTTATCCCCGCAACCCTTAAAGCGGCACGCGATCTGCTCGGCTACTAGGAGACCTGAAATGATCAAAGAACTTTCGATGACCCCTGATGCGATCCGCAAGCGCGAGCTTCGCGCCAAAGCAAAGATGGCCGAGTTGGCGCGGCAAATGGAGTTGAATACACCGCAACAGCCAGATTTCACCATCCTGAAAGTTGGGCACGCGTTTATCAATGGCAAGGGCAACGCAAAGCCAAAGAAGGACAGCATCTGGGGAATTCTGCTTACTGGCGACGTACTCGTTAAGTTTTTTGGTCGTCGCGGCGGCGCTATGCGTTTCAAGCAAGAGCCTATAGCAGCGCTGGACGATGCGCTCGACCTCTACATGCACAAGCTAGCTGGTACTGATGCGAAGAAGCTGAAGCACGTTGAAGTTGATGCAGCAGAGCAAAAAGCATTGCTCGGGGACGACTGGCCGCAACCGCTGTTCGAAAAGTACAAGCAAGCACTCGCGGAAGGCAAAGTTGATCTGCCAATTGTGGTGAAGCCTGCTGCGTGGGAGTGGCCGACCGCTGCGAAGATGAACCAAGCGGCTGCTGTTTAACCGTGCTATAACTACGACGAGGAGCTACCACCGTGAGGGAGCAAATGGACATTCTCAAGTTCGAGGCAGAGCTGGAGGTGCTTCGAGCAACCAACTCCAAGCTGATCGTTGAGACAGCCAAGCTAGCCAATGAAAACCGCTGGATGCCGTTCATATGGGGCGCAACGTTCGCCTCAGCAGTGTTCGGGATTACGATTGCGCTGATCAAAGTGCTGCACTGAACGACACAGCAATACGCGTACAAAAAAAGGGGAGCAGCGCTCCCCTTTCCTACATTCAAAGCTTGTAGCCGTTGTGCCCTTCAAACACCTTCCCATTGACGGACACTGCATACGGTGTCCCGGTAGCATCCAAGGTGTCCAGAACGCCCAAAGGGTCAGTATGACCCAAGTCAAACTCGTAGACATCCGAGTCAGGACTGACAAGTCCACCAGCTGCCTTGATACCGCTTGAATATTTTTCGTGAACCCGAAGCACTATCGTCATTCGCGTCTCCCTCGCGTGTGGGTGAACCTCAAGCTTACCCGATCTTCATCGCTAACTCTGCTGCTGTGGTGTGGTAGTAGCGGGCAAGCATTTTGGGGTTGCTATGCCCGGTTACATGACTTAGCTCGATCACGTTAGGCAGCTTCTTTGCAAGCCTAGTCGTAGCCATGTGTCGCAGATCGTGAAAGCGAAAGTCTTCAATTCCCGCACGTTTGCATGCTCTCCACCAAGCACCATCGACTGCCATAGCAGTGATGGGGAAAACATGTTTTCCGTCATGTGGTAAGCAGGACAACACTTGCACTGCCTTACTACTGAGAGGAACAGTGCGAGCTTTTCCATTCTTCGTAATGGGTAGCCGCGCAGTGCGTTCTTCCAGATTTACCTTAGTCCAAGTTAGACCCAATAACTCGCCACGACGCATAGCGGTTTCAAGAGCAACCAGTACAAGTGGCAACAGGTACGGACTGCGCAAACCGTGAGCAGCAGGATTAAATTCATGCAGCAATAGCGCAAGCTCTGCGTCGCTCAAAATGCGCTCACGACCGGGAGGCAGTTTTGGCTTCTTTATCTGCGGGACGGGATTCTCTACGTTTAAACCCCACTCCTTGCAAGCGTGCGTGATGATGCCTTGAATGTTCATCAACTCACGCGCAACAGTGGCCGGCCCCACTTCTTTTAACCGCTCGTCGCGATACTTGCTAACAACAAGGGGAGTTAGGTTATAGACGCTGTACTGGCCGATCCACCCCTTAGCTATCTTGCCAAGCCTATACCACTCGCTCTTGTTGTCGTAGTTGCGCTTTGGCAGTTCCAGATCGCGGAAACGAAAGATCAGGTCTTTGAACAGAACGTTTTTGTCTTGCGAGACATCAACGTAGGAACGCGTGTACATGGCAGCTTCTACCTCTGCTGCCCATGCTTTTGCTTCTGCTTGCGTGTTGAAGGTTTTGTTTTGCTTCGGGTAGCCCTTTACAGCTACCCGAGCGAGCCACTTGCCGTTACGGGGGACAAAGCTTGCCAT